TATTGGATCAGGCAGACTTGCGCCTCAACCACTCACGTCATCAAGACGGCCGAGTGTCCGTGGTGCACGATTGAGCGGCTGAACTCTACGCTCGCGTATAGGCTCCAGGAGCTCTACAACGCCAAATGGCTTATTCGCAATGGTGAGAAGCATTTCGGCTCTCTATGGCGCGACGCAACGAGCGAGGACATCAACGCGATCACTCGACGTGCTCCACCACAGCCAGCGGAGCATAGATAGCTTGCGTTCACTTCATGAAACGTTTACTGTACGAAACATGAAGAATGTAGGCGCTGTGATCCGGGCTGCTCGCCAGAAACGTAAACTTAGTCTAAGGGAGGCGGCGCGCCTTTCTGAGGTGTCAGCAGCTACGCTATCTAAGCTAGAGGCTGGAGCGATAAATCCCACCCTGGCAACGATGCAAGCGCTGACTAGGGCGCTCGGTATCAAGCCTGCCGAGTGGTTCGACTAGCTGACAACCAAACATGAAAGCTACATCTATAGAGCGCTTTGAGGCCGTTGGAGACCTATTCTATGCTAGGCACCATCGCCTTCGTCCTGGAAAGCACGAGGCTGCGGAGACCTATCGAGACTCCAACGATGACGAGAACCGTGAGCGCTTTGAGAACTGGTTAGCCATGAACGCTTTCTCAGATGCGATCGACCGTATCGTGGAGCTGGAGAAGCGTCTACAAGACCAACTAACAGATCATGGTTAAATCGTTGCCTACAGACCGCTATGCACGCTGTCCTTGGTGCCAAGCTGAGGTACGCATCTGCTTTGCGTCCCGTCGTCCAAAAGGACGTAACGGCACATTCGCGCATCACTCTCCAGGTAAATCCGTGGTCAGCCCGTTGCGACCAGTCCAGTACTGTCCAGGCGGCGGCCAGAAGGCGTTAACTTCGGATCAACCAACGGAACGCCCATGAGAACGATCAAGGAATTGGAGCTGGCGGCTCTGACGTTGCGAGCCAGATTACTGGATGAGCACAAACCTCTCGGCAACTTTGTTGTTACGCAGGAAGAGATGTGCCTGATTCGGGATCAGCCGCTTGAATATCAGATGATGACCGGACTACCGGATACATTCTGTGGCCTGAAAGTGCTGACCGTTTAACTCATCATGAGGTCTACCTGGAAAGAGCGTATTGCCTTCGGGCTGCTGCTAGTTATCGAGCTGGCCGTCCTGGCATATCTACTGACCGTGAAGCGTGGTTAAGTTCTTCGAACTGTTCAAAAGAAATACTACGTCTCCATTAGAGCAACAGGCGGTGTCTCTTGGAGTCTGTCCGAAGTGCCACTCCAAGTCTCTTCGAACCAAATCGACGATCGATTCACGAACATGGATCCAGTGCGGTGAATGCTTCGCAGTCTTTATAAAAGAGGACGATAAGTCAAAGGACCAAGGTCTCGTTGCACCGCGGAGTGACAATTCGGACTGATCAGACTACTTTACGACGATAACAAGAGCCGGTGGAAAAGGGATATAACAATGCTGGTCGATCAATGGATTTTCGGATCTGAACTAACGCCCACTATCAGTGTCTGCATGCCGGTCTGGAATGGTAGCCGGTTTCTGGAGCGGGCATTCGATTGCCTCGCAAAGCAGACACTACCATCGTTTGAGATCATCCTCGTGGATGACGGCTCGCAAGACGACTCAGCGGAGAAAGCCCGTGCCCTGATGGCACAACACGGGTTGCAGGGACGTGTGCTGCGCACGCTAAACCAAGGCTGCGAGCAGGCACGTGATCTGGCCTGTCAGTTTGCCCAGACCGATATCATTGCGCCGTTTGACTGCGACGATTATTGGGAGCCAGAGTATCTCGAGAAGATGTCGGAAGCGCTCGTATCGCACCCTGACATTGATCTGATCTACTGTGACTTTGTTGAAGAGAATACGAGAACGGGTTCCGAAAGCGTCAAGTCACACGAGGCCACGTGGGTCAACCTGACGCGGGCCGCTCAGAATGCCGACGTGTTTCGATTCGAGCGCGGCGAGTTCTTCGGGATGTTGCTGGAAGGCCAGGTCTTGTTTCCCCCATGCACCATGTTCAAGCGCTCGATCTATAGACGGGTCGAGGGATACACGGACATCGCCGAGCTGAAAATATCGCTAGATTGGAGTTTCGGGCTACGGGTGAGCCGGGTGGGAACGGTCGCTTTCTTGAATCGACCGCTGTTACGGAAGTACTTTCACGGTGAGAACGTGAGCGCGGATACGGTGCGCACTTCGAGCTCCAGTTTCAAGGTGGTCCAAAAGCTGATGGCGGACTCCGATCTGACGCCGGAGCAGAAGAAGAAGCTTCGCACGAAGGGCGCTTCCCTGGCCGGTCACCTTGCCTATGCGATGAGAACGACCCATCGTGATCGCTGGGCGGCGCTCAAGTGGAGCCTGACCTCATTGCGGTACCGATGGAATGCCAAGGCATTGAAGCTGGCGCTGACAACCTGTTTACCGCAATCGATACTGGACCAACGCGCTTCCTAAAGCTGAGGCTCTATTTGAGCAATCAACGCGTTCAGTCGGGCTGCGTTCCGTTCAGCTTCTTCTTTGGCGTCGATAAGAAGTCGTTCAGCCTCTGAAGGGCCTGCGTCTCCGCTGGCTGTAGTAGCGCCCGATCCACTACCGGTTTGGGACACTCCACCACGGCCGGCGGTCTGACGGGAGGCGAGGACGAGCAGCTGCTCGAGACGGCGCACCCGAGTGAGAGTGCCGTCGCGGTCAGCAGCGATTTGGGCGTTTGCATTCTGGAGGTTCTCGATGACGGCGGAGTTGTTCGCCTCGGTGGTGAGACGGGCCTTGATCTGCGCCTGTAGCGCCTCTGTGGCGTCCTTCTGACGCTGGGCCTCTTCCTGCGCCCATCGGGTCTGATCGGCGCTACGTGCGGCTTGTAGGCGCGAGTACGGGATATTGTCGATTTCGTGTGAGATAAACGCCCCGGCCGCGGCAGTAACTAAGTACGGCCACGCGACACGCAGGAACGCGAGAATGGCGGTCATGGCGTAATATTATTTCCCTTGATGATGCATTCAGTTCCCTCTTTAACTTGGATTCCTGAGCCATCCAGTTTCGGATGCTGGTTAGCCACGTACTGATGGCGGATGTACGACGCTAGGAACAGAGCGACTGTGAGACCCATCACGCCTTTGTGTCCGATGAACCCTTCGAGCGGATCCTTGATGGGCGTAATATCGAACGTCTCAACACCGGAAAGTAGAACCCCAGCGCTGGAGATGATGCGGCCCGCCTTATTCTTGAACCATTGCCAGATTTTCATGCGCGTACCCCATCGGGAGTAATGGAAAAGTGGTTCCCGTCAGGAAGGTGAACGAAATCTCCGCCCCATCGGTACTTCGGACCGAGTGACTTCCACCATTCGCCCAAGTCCTTCAGCTGTGACCCGTCCCGAATGAGAGCGCCGTTCTTGAAGCAATTGAGGTCTATGGCGAGGCGTTCGATATGGAGACTATGGGAGATGCCCGAGCCATGATCGGCGTCCCATTGGGCTTGCTGGGGCGTTCTCCAGGCCTCCCCGAAGGTCACCGTGTACCCAAGTTCCGCAGCCTTCTGAATCAGTTTCGCGGCCGACTGGGCGAACTCTTCTTGTAACAGGCTCATTCTCGCAACTTCTCCAATAGGGTAACCCGCATCTCCAGCTCCGTTACGTGAGTGGCCGTTTTGTGTACCGCTCCGCGAAGGCCGGTCTCGTGTGTGCCGATGTCGATCTTCATACGTTCAACGTCCGCATCCAGCCGGGCAAATCGCCATACGGTCACCACGACGCTTCCTAGGGTAGATCCCGCAAAGCACAGTAACGGGATGACCCATGCGGGCATTTCAGCACTTGCACACCGAGGCGATGGCCTGGGCGAGTGTGTGGATATCGCCTTCGGTCACCTGATGAGGGTCCTTCGCACTAACCGCCTCGACGGCGTCTTTCTGCTCATCTGACAAAAAAGGGTAAATCGATGTATCCATTGCGACCGGTAACAGGACCGCACGACGTTGGATGATGATGCCGCCTCCGCTCATTTACGTTTCTCCTTACATTGGTCGAATAGGATCTCGTTGGCCCTTAACTCGCCAGCGAGCTGGGCATATGGCCCTACTACAAACTTCTGGAACTTCTCTTCCTCCTTGTCCTGCTTGAGCCAAACCTGAGTCTGGATATCCCGGTACGCATCGTGGAGCAAGTAGCTCACGATGATGATCGCGAGGACAGCAGCAGCGCACACGGCAGAAGTAATCCACTGCCATGTATCCCTTGATAAGATGAACCGGTTGACGTTCACATTGCCATTTGCCGCACCGTGTACCGACTCATCCGGGGAATGCTCAGCGTGCATTGGGGGCATCCGATGCTCCTCGGTATCGTGGCTCGACCAGTCGCTTGAGGTCATCGAAGTCTGAGTGGAGGGCGGTGAGTTCGGCTCGCACGGCCTGGAGCTCTCCGTACATGACAATGCAGCCAACGATTCCCGAAACTGAGAGAACCATAATTCCTCCTGCGATCCACTTGACCATCGCTTTCGGGAATTCATTGTAGGTCTCCACACCAAGCTCCGTCCTTTTGGCTGCGATCGCCTCCGCGATGAGATGCCTCAGAATATCGATCTGATCTTCTGCGTAATCCGGATCGATGCGGCGCTCAGGTCTCACAAAGGCCCTTCGCTGATCCAGTTTCCAGGGTTACCGGCCGCCGTACAGCGCCATCCCTTGGGATTGCCCACGATCGGAACCTGTTGCCACACTGCGTCACCTACCTGACTGTTGGTCGAGGTTGGCGTCCCAGATCGCGTAATCTCGCAGATCTGTCCTGAACCTTGGTTATTGATGAATGTCCCCAAGATGTTGGACTTATCCCAGTAGCTCCCGTTGCAGGTCCCCGCGAAGATGACTTGAGGTGCTGCGATGCCACCTGAGCAGACGTTACCGGTATAGGAGACCTGCTGGGCGTTGTTCGCCGTGACCACCACATTCCCCGTGGTCACGAACGTATTCCCCGAGACCGCGCCGTTATTGATCCGGCCCAACTCGATGGGGATGCAGTTGGGGCTGGTGCTGGAAGTCATATTCCCGCACACCGTGACTGTCGCGGTCGTGAAGGATGCGGACGTATCCACACGGATATGCCGGGCCGAGCATCCGAAGATGGAGTTCCCGGTGATATTGATGTTCGCAACGTTAGCGCCCGCAAGGGACAGGATCCCGTGCGACGTGGCGATGCTGGGGTCAATCGTGATCTGGTTTCCGCTCGCCTTCACATTGCTGGCGGTATTAAAGTAAATACCGATGTTGGTGATCATCCCGGCCGACTGATCGACCGTGTTGCCGTGGATATTCAGTGGGCCTGATGTCACCGCGATGCAAGCGCTGCCGTTGACGATATCCGTCACCTTGTTGTTCGTGCAGGTGGCCGGCTTCATGGCCGGGTCCAGATTGAACGTGATGCCCGCGGGAATCAGGGAGAACGCGGTGGTGTTCTTGCAGCAGTCCCTCACCTGATTCGCATCGACCAGCGCCCCACCCGCCCCCTGGATGTAGATCCCCATCCCTGAGTTACCGCTCAACGCAGTGCCCGTGATGCCTTCCACCTCGTTCCCGATGATCTGATCGTAGGTGTTGCTGTGGTCGATCAGGTAATCGAGGATCCCGTAACAGCTATGCGGCCCGACCTTGTTGTTCGTGACCGTGTTCTTGAAGGGTATGAGTCCGGAGCCCGGATCCTGGATCATGATCCCGTGCTCGACCGCTGTGCCGCCGTAGCAGATGTTGCCGTCGATGATGTTGAAGCTGGACGATCCGTAGCAGGAGATGTCCGCTGAATCGACGTTGGCTATCGTCACACCCTGCGAGCTGTGGATGTTGTTGCCCCGCACGACATTGTTGGACGACCCGGAGAGAAGAATGCCGTGCCACTGCGCACCGATAATCTCCACGCCCTCGATCAGGCAATTGGTGCAACCGTTGAGCTCTATGACCCCGATGTGGACGCCTGCGCCGGTGGCGGTCTGCTGAATGGTGCCGCCACGGATCTGCACGTTCGACTTGTTCAAGGCTTTGAACAGCGAGACATTCGGCGTGGCGCTCTTGATCGTGGCGCCCTGCACCATGGTGATCGATGTATTGTTACCGAGACTGATCGTGTCGCTGATCAGAATGGTATCCGTTACCGGGATCGTGAGATTCCCCCCAATGGAGGCCCACGCTTTAACGGCGTTGGTCATGTCCGTCACGCCCGGGTTGGCGTTGGTGCCGTACCGATAGAGGTGTCCCTGCGCGTAAGCGTAGTTCGCGGGGGTGACGCCCGCGGCCGTCTCCGCGGCCGTCTGCGGCTGCAGGAATCCGCCGATGGTCGCCTGCGAGAGCGTCCCTGAAGGCAAGGACTGCGCAACGCTCAAATTGCCGTTGGAGTCGAATACCGGATACGTGTTCGCCCGGACCGAAGCTGACGGGAGCGCCAGGTTGGGCGACACATCGCCATCGGGCGCGAGCATCGTACGACCCAGTAGATCGTCCATGCGCAACACGGCCTGGATCGCACGGTCGTTGACCTGGTTCAGCGTATCAGAAGGGAATGCCGTACCGTCCACCAACCGGACCAGCTGGGTAAGCGGTACATCCAGAATCACCTGAATGGCGACGCCACTGGCCGGGGCGGATGAAAAGATCACCGTGCCGGTCTGGGGGTCGCCGTTGGCATCCTCACCGCCCGTGATGGAATAGCCCGATGACTGCTCGGCGGTCCCCAGGAGAACCGTGATATCCGTGTCGAGATAGAAGGGAAACGGAATCGGAAACTGAGTGCTGGACCCATCCCCCCGGTAGCTCTTGCGGATCTGTGTCGTTGAGATGGGCATCACATCGCTCCAAATTTCAAGGCGCGCTTGGCGTCAGCTTTGTCCGCGACTTCCTGTTGAATCTCGGGGAATTCTTCCAGCACCTGCTTTTTTGCCATATCGCGGTACTGCGACATGAGGTCACGGATCATCACTTCTTTCCCACCCTCCGGGCCGTCCGTCTTCAGGTTGTAGACCGCCGAGAGCGGATGGGTGCCGGAGACGATGGAGTTCAGCAGGTCCTTCAAGCCCTCATTCCAGGCGGGATGTTTCAACTCATTCCCTGAGAGCTGAAGCAGGCGCGAATACGCCTTGGGGTATTTCGCCATGTCGATCGGCACCGAGGTCCCTTCCTGAGTGAAGGTCTGATGTCGTTCGGGCATCGTGATGTTGAAACCCTGCTTCAGGATCTCATCGTCAATCGGCTCGTGTTTCTCATCCGCGATCTTCACGGGTGAGATGAAGTTCGTGATCGGGTCGTGGCCGGAGGGGATGGGTTCACCCCACAGGTTTCGCCGGGGCGGTAAGGTCTTCGACAGGCCGGGGATCTTGGATTTGAACTCATCCAGCATCGAATAGACTTCGCGCTGGTAGGGATCCGTCGCCCGGGCCGCGGCGCCGGAGATGGCTGGTACGGCAGATCCAGCCGTAGACAGGATGGCTCCCTCCCCTGCCCCACCTACCCGCGCATCGTGGAGCGCCGCAAAGAGGTTGGCGAAACCGGTGAAGTAGCTGTTGTCGACGAGGGTGCGGCCGATGGCGAGCGTTGTACCCGCTACCAGCTTTTCAGTGTCCGCATCGTCATGAAGCTCATGCTGCCCACCGTTGATCGCCTCGGCCACATCGGCTGCGAGCAACATGAGCTTGCCGGCCGGATGAACACCGTTGATGTTGTACCAACGATTACCGACCTTGACGGAGTCGCGCATCATGCCCTCGCGCTCCTGAGCTTGCTCCAGTCCCTTCTCCGGCGGGCCGCCACCCTTGAGTGTTCCATTCAAGGTCATGTCGGCGGCCGACATCGCGATCATGGATCCCATTGACATCTGGGCCAGCGCCAGATCCCGCGTCGCACCCCCGGCTGCGATCTTGGCGCGGAAGTCACTCATCAGCGGTGCGAGAGGGGTCCGCTCGAAGGTGTACGACATGATCCGCGCTGGGATCTTGATAAAGGGCGCGATCACCCGCAGCGCGGGGATCTTCTGACGGCCGTCGAGGAGCCACTGCGCATATTTGCCCGGCTCATCGAGGAAGGCCTGATACTTGGCCCCGTCCCGTGCCGCCTGAGTGATGGCCTCCGGAGGATTGGCGATCAGATCCGCTACCCGGCTCCGGAAGGCAGATTCCGCCAGCTCCCCGGCGTTCATCTCCTGCGTGGCCTGCCGGACGGCCTGCGCGTTCAGCTCTCCCCGATAGGCCATGGTGAGCGCGACATCGTGCTGCGCCGCGATGCCCCTTCGGCCCAATGAAAGCGCCTGACCGATGAAGTCGGCCGCCCGGCCTAACCACGGATGGTCAGAGAGGTTCAGCGCCTCGGCGGAGATGTTTGATGGATAGGGGTCGTGCGGCTCGCCGATACCCTCACCGGTCGTTCCGCTCTTGGCCGCTTTCCACCCGTAGGCCATGGCGTCCTTGAAGGAGCCGACCCATCCGGACCACATCGCGGAAGCCTCTCCGGGTTCCACTCCATTGGAGGTTCCCAATGTCTGACTGATCTTGGAAGCCCACGCGCGTTCTCCGACGCGCCAGATACCCGTGGAGACGTTGGACGCCAGAATCTTGGCCTGCGTAACCGGGGACGAAAGAAGTCCGTCCGAGAACGCTTGAATCACGGCATCGCGTGTGCGGGCGAAAGCCGACTTGTCGATGGCCTGGTTGATTTCGTTCCACTGCCCTGCGTTCGCCATACCAGCAATACGGTGAGCCATAAGCTCAACGTTCTGTTTGCCGCCTGACATCTCCATCATCCGGTCAGTAATGTCCTGCAGGCGTGAGGCATTGGAGCCCACCGGGATACGCCAGGAGGCCAGCGCGCGGGCGGTCTCGGTGCGTGCCCCGATCACCTCGGACTGAATGGCATAGTGCGTCGCCATCATCTTTCGGAAGGCGAAGAGGTTCTCCGGGCTAGGTGATGTCGCTGCGATTTGTGCCAACTGCTTGAGTTTGTCGGCCGAGGAGGCCCACAGCTCCCTGGCCGCCACGGACTGTTCCGCATTGAGCGGCTCGCCCATCCTGCGGTTCTGGAGGAGGTCCCAGGCGTTCTCCATCTGTGAGTTGAGCTTGATCTGCTCGAAGGTCTGCGTACCGCGGCGGGCCGATTCGACGTTCTTCTGGAACTTGTCCGCCAACGTCTGCATCACGTTCTGGACATCTTCCGGCGTATCGACTTTCGCGAAGTTGATGTAGGGGCGAGGCGGTGTTTGAGCGGCTCCTTCAGCTGAGGATGTCAGCGGCGGCTGTGGCTTTTCACCCGCTAAAACCTCCTCCGGAGTCGTTCCACGTGTAACGTCCTCCGCATGTTGGCCGCGAAGCATATTGCCTAATGGCGTGCGTCCTCCAACGGGAGGTTGCCCTACGGGCGGGCCGCTGAAAGGTTGGTCCTGAACCAACGGGGCTTCGGGGCTGCTATCCCCTAGCTCGCGGAAGGCATCCGGTGGAACACCGGGTTCCGTAGCCGGGGCTTCCATCGGCGCCGCCTTGGCATCCGCCACGCTTCGAAGAAGGCGCAAACCCTTCAGGAACCCGTCAGTCGCTACGCCCAGACCCAGCCCCTCGAGGGCGTTCTTGACGCGGCCCTCGACAGCAGAATCTCCGGGTTTGGACTGTAGGTACTCGGTGACTGGATTGGAGAGTTCGGGAAACTTCTCGATCAGGTTCGACAGCCGCTGCTGATGCGGGTCGAAGGCTGCGAAGTTGGCAATGGCGCCCTGGGCTGCGGAAAGCCCATACCCGGCCGCTCCGGCTGCCTGCGTGGGGAGTCCGAGTCCGCCCATCGTGCGCCGCGTCAGCGCCAGTCCGGTGAGGAACTGCGCGACGTTCTTGACCAGTCCGCCGGTGACCGAGGTCGGTGAGGCGACATCGCGCTTGTCGACCGCTTCCCGTACGGTGTCAGCAAAGCGCGGAACGGTTCCCTGTCCTCCGGTGATCTGTCCGGTGAGGCCCTGGCCCGCCTCGCCTTCTGTCATCAGGTGGATACCTTTGCCTCCACCCCAGGCGATCCCGCGGAAACCTGTCGCATCGCCGATCTTCTTGTCAGCCCACTTACTGAAGTCGTCGATGGCGTCGTAGGAGTTTATGACCGCATCGCGCGCGCCGGTGTAGATCGCGCGCGGGGTCTCGGTGGCGCCTTTGAGGACATCAGCGCCGACCCGATAGGCGATCCCATGTTGGGAGGCGCCCGGTGTTTGGGGCGCTCCTGAGGGCGCCTGTGGGGTACCGGCGGGCTTCTGCTCAGCCCCGCCTCCCATTTCCTTGAGCAACGCATCGCCTGCAGCGCTTTCAGGCGCCTGTACGCGATAGGCCAGATAGTTGCCGCCCACGTCATTCTGCAGTGGCGTGGTCATTTATTCTCCGCGGCCTTCTTGGCGGCTGCCGCTTTCTGCTGCTGAGCGGTGACGGCGGCTTCCCACTTCTGGAGTAGTACGGCCTGCGCGTTGAACTCGTCTCTCGAGATACGCCCGTCGTTCAACGCTTTGACCAGATCCTTCTTGGCTCCTGGGACATCCGGCGCCGCGCGGGAGCCTTTGCCGAGTCCCATCTGGGGGACCGGGAGGGTGAGCAAGTTCTTGTCAGAGGCAACGAGCTGGTAGCGCTTGACGACGTCGATGGCTTCCTGCTGAACCTCCTTGTCACTCGCCTGCTGGCCGTTCTTGCGGAACCAGTCCTGAAAGTCGTTCTGCATGTTGGCGAGCGTTTGAGCCTTGGCCGGATCCGGCTCCAGCTCGCTCACCTTGCCTGCGGTGTTGATGTAGTTGATCCCGCGCTTATAGGAGTTCGGGAACTCGGTGGCTGTCTTGTCCGTGAGGCGCGTGAAGTCTTCCTTGGAAAGCTGCCCGCCGGTGAATGCAGCCATGATGTCCTGCTGCGTGTCCTCACCTCGTACGGTTCTCGTCAGCAGATCGGAGTAGGTGCGTGGGTCGCTCTGCGTCTCCTTGCCTGACGAAGCCTCCAACAGGTACTTCATGGCTGCCGGCTCCAGCGTATTGGAATGACCCAGCACCCACCCGGCCGTGAGCTTGCCGTCCTGGCTCATAGCGATGCCCTGCTTCAGCAGCTTGTCCGAGTTGTCCTGTTGCTCCTGCTTGGCCAACTGGTGGACACGTTCTGCATCTGCGACACGCTGGTGCAGCATTTGATCCGCGTGCGTCATGAGGGACTGGCGCTGCTCGGCGGTCAGGTTCTGGTAGTACCCGTCCGCCTTGGGATCATTCAGTTTCAACATGGACTGATAGGGGTCCCGGTTGATATCCCCCATCACGGCAAAGTGCGACAGCGTGCGCTTGGTGTAGTCGGCCAGTTTCTCCTTGGCCGTAGGTTCCATCTGCATCGTGTCGATCGCCGCGAGGCGCTCGGATAGACGCTGGCCATAGTTGGCCGGGCTGTTCTGCAGCTCGACCGCGGTTGAATCCGCGGCGTCCTTTGCGACCTGTTGGTTGTGGGCGTCCTTCGCTCCAGCCTCAAACGAGAGGGACTGCTGCGCGAGATGGGTGCCGAACTCGGTGAGTCGCTGCTGGAGATAGCGGCCCGTCATCTGATTCGGCGCGCCCTTCACCGTGTCCTTCACATACTTGTCGTAGTCCCCCATCAGCTGGGGAGTGAAGTTGGGCGCTCCGGGTTGGGCGTTCAGCGAGCGGTCGTGGAATTGCTGCGTCCACTCGGATTGCGCCTTCGAGAGTGCCTGGAGCGAATAATTCGCGGCTTCGCTCTGTGCGAGGTGCTGTAGGCCTTCGGCAAACGCATCGACGCCCGGCCCGATGGAGGCGCCGGTACGCGTGGGGATGATCCGACGTAGGCCCTCCTCAACGGGGACCTGCGATTCATAATCCCCGATGGCGACCGGGTGGGCCACTTATGACCCCAGGGTGCTCTTGGTCGCTGTGGCGGGAGCCGGTGCGCTGCCCCCGGCAAAGATGTTCGCGAACACGCCGCGACGGCGGCGGAGCATGTCCTGCTGCTGAAGGGCCGCATTCGCCGCGGTATCCTGGGTGGGTGCGGTGGGTGGGGCGACAGGCCCTTCTCCGTAGAAGCGACGGTTGTTGCCCGGCTTACCGAGTACGGCGTTCTGGGTCCCTATGTCCGCCTTCATGATGGCGGAGGCTATGGGATCGATATGCGACAGTGCCTTACCGACGCCGAAGTCAGCCCGGCGCCCCATATTGGATATGTTGTTGACAACCCCGCTCATGATGTCAGCGTCAGATAGCCAGAGTCAGGAAATCAACCCAGATAGTTGCCGCTGTAGCCCCGGAGGAAGGCACCACCGGCTTTGAGATAGTCTGAATTCGCTTCCGATTGACCCTCAGCGGCGACGTTGGCCGACTGCAGTCCATAGCTCCATTTCGCGAGTTGCGCCTTATAGCGGATCGCTAGCGCGTCCTCGGTGGCGTTGCGGACGTTCTGCGTGATCGCCCGGCCGGTGGATCCGCCAAACCCCGCCCCGGCCTGTCCGGCGGCGGCGATCTGTGAACCTTCCATCGCCGCGGTCTTGCGGCGCTGCTGGGCTTCTGCGGAATATCCCTGCGCAGCGGCGGTCTTGGCCTCGAATCCCAATACCTGCGCATTGGATTCGGCGGCATTGGCTTTCTGGGTTCCGGAGATGACGGAACCCGCGAGCATCACGAAAGGGATGGCAGCGGCCATGAAATCCTCGCAAAGCGATAGTGATCTTCCCCGTTGGGGCCATAGGCTCTCATCCGGCCTTCGTTCTCAAATCCCAAAAGTTGCAGCCAGCGACAGCCCTGATGGAAGGACACTTCTGTCGTGGCCTCGATACGTTTGAGGCTCGTGATCGAGAGCAGCCGTCGCACACAGCGATCCAGCTTCACGAAGTGCCGGCCAGCGTCTTTCGCCACGAAGGCCCAGAGCACGCCCATTTGAAATCCCTGGAAGGCAACTCCCGCGCTGGCGATGATCCGGCCGTCGACCTCGGCGGAGGCCGAAGGGCCTACGGCCTGAAGCGCTTTCAGGTACTCCACACAGATGTACGAGACCATGTACTGCTGGGCGTCCTGGAGCTCCAGACGCTGAATATGTTCGGGCTCGAACGGAATCACGTTCACGGCGGGGATGGCTCCTGAACCGTGATCACCGGGAAGATGCCGAGAATCTCGGTGGCGAACGGTCCCGGCTGATAGACGCGGATCTTGCAGGAGGTGCCGTAGTCGCCCGGCAAAGAGATGCGCGGGCTGTCGCCGGTCAGGAGCGGCGGAGGACTGTCTAGAGGGGTGGAACTCAGGTTCGACTGGATCGGATCAATCTTCCCATCCGCAAGCCCGATGTAGGCCCCCATGGTGTTCTTGAATCGCACCACTGCATGGCTTGCGCGCTTGGTCTTCCCCTGAGCGGTGCCGATATCCGCGCCACCTTCGATGTCCATGGTCACGAGGTCAGACGGGCACTTCAATCCAACCTGAATCACACTGCCCGCGTTGTCGAGGGTGATGTGGCCTGTGTTGTCCACCACACAATCGGGGTGGCCTCCTCCATCGCGCAGAACGCTCACCGTCTCCCCGATCAGCCAGGGGATGGAGACCGTGGTGGTCGGTGCGCCGTTGTAGACACCGGACATGTCGAGATAGCACATCGTGTTCTGGGCATCCCCGGTCTCGAAGTCCTTCTCGAGATACTCCACGGAGCGCAACGTCTGACCGTTGATGGTGCGGTTGACGACCATCCACACCTCATCGCGTGTGCCGTCCGGAGCCGGGATCACCGAGACGCACTCGACGACCGCGGGTCCTGCGGTCGTGGCTCCCAAGGTATGCTCATGCCAGCCGGTGACCTGATCGGGCCGGTCGAACACGTAGCCGATGAGCACGCCATCGTTCCGGACGGCCCAGAGCGTTTCGTAGGGCTCCTGGTGCCAGGACATATCCACGATGCCGGAGGTGACCGTGTAGCCTGCGATGTGGTTCGCCAACCTCGTCTGGTTGGTCGAATCGAACACGTCGAGATAAAAGTTGTAGTCCTGGGCGAGGACCTTCTTCCCCCCCGCCTGGATGTAGAAGTTGGAGGTGCCGATAATCTCGGCCCGGATCGAGCGCGAGCGCCACTTCGACTGCCGCAGCACCGCGACGTTATCCGGACCCAATGCCTGGGTGGTGACGATGGGCCCTAAGGCAAACTCCCCGCCCTTGGTGCCGATCAGGAGAAACCGCGTGGTCTGTGAGAGCCAGGTGATCGCATCCACATCCTGGGCGGCGATCGTCCCGGCCACTGCACAGGCAGCGGTCACCTGTGAGAACAGATCCTCGGTGTGACTCGTGTACTGACCCGGCGCCGACCCCCACCATTTGATGCCGTTGGCCCAGAACAGCCGATCCGAGAAGAAGCTGACGCACGTCGGAAAGGACGCCGTGTATCCGCTGCGTCCCTGCCCCCAGGCGCCCAGTTGCCAGTTGAGGGATGCGTTCTTGATCGCGCTCCCGCCGGAGGTGTAGGCGGAGTATCCCGTGGCATCCACTGTACCCAGTGTGAAATTTCCTCCACTGGTTGCGGTCACGACATACGACTGCTCGGAGATCTGCGTCATCCCGCCTACGTTCGTGAGGTAGACCGGATCTCCCACCGCCAGGGTATGGCCGGGCGCAGTGACCACGGCGGGATTGGCCTGGGAGATGGCGGTGATGGCGAAGGGTGCGCCGACCGTGGCCTGAGGGAAGTTGTAATACTGGTTGCCGTTGGTCTTGCCGGTCTGACCCGCGTACGAGGACAGAGTGAGGGTGACCTGGGTCGGGCTCGTGTAACCGGTGACCTGCCCTATTCCGTAGCCGGAGTCCATGTAGAGCCACTGGACGGCGCCTTTGCCATCCCACCCGATCCCGCTCGTATGGACGGGAGGATTGGGTCCCGAAGTAGCGCTGTTCAGCGCTTTGTACGTACTGCCGTTGAAGCGCGTCAGATCGTTCGTGGAATAGGCGACGTTGTTGGTCCACGTCGGGACGTTGAAGTATTGGACGTTGATCCGGACCAGCCGGCCGGGAGAGCTTGCCGTGGCCACATCGGTCGGATCAAAGATGGCAGCGGTGGCGTAGCAGATCACCTGATTGGGTGAGCCTGCGATGGGCGTCACATAGAGTGCCGGGGTGTTCGAGGTGTTGATGTCGAGGAACGGCCCATCCGGTGGCGCGAAGGGCGTCAGCGTCCAATTGGTGGGACCTAAGCGGGTGAGCTGCATCGGCCAGTAACTGGCGCAGGCGATATAGATCACATCGCCGGACTGTTCCAGTTGCAGACCACAGGTGTTGTCGGGATTGGTGAGCATCTGCGCCGTGTAGGGCGTGGATATCTCGTACGCCACTCCACTGGCTTGCACCTGCCCGTGGTTCGTATAGAACCGGCAGTAGCCCACCCCGAACTCCACCTGATAGGCCTGGCTCTGGGAGAAGATGAACTTGCGCAGCCAGGTGCGCTGGGTCGAGTCCTTGACCGGCTCTACATACCGGGAGCCGGGACGGCGGCGGGCGCCGCCTTGCACCCGGGGGATGTAGTTCTGAAGGGTGGAGCAGCCAACCGCGTATTTCTCGTTGTCGACACGGGCGGCGTAGTCGGGAGAAAGCTCGCCTGCGTTGAAGTTCGATAGCGCCGGTGCGTTTTTGCCCATCCGGCTACGATCGGGAATCCAGCGTCAGGTTTTCAAGCTACCCGTAGCGAATCCACGCGGCCCCACCGGCCCCCACTGGACGGGTTGCCACCCAGGTGTCATCCGCCTGGATCGTCGGCGGAGTCTCGAATGCGTTCGCCCGGATCCCATCCTTTATCGCGGTGAGATACTCGGCGATGCAGTCCTTTTCCTTGGCCGAGGATTGTGTGATGCGAAAGCAGGCGCGGCGGGCGATACGTGAGGCAAAGGCTGTGCAGAAGCACGGATCCCACAGGGTCGTGTCCGTGACCTGCCGGATGTAGCGGATCGAGATGGGCGGTGCGAGGTTGGTCAGCACCATGCCCCCTTCGATCATGTAGTCATCGTTTGTGGGTCCTGAACGGAAGTCCGACAGGTCGACGCCCGGCCAGTCGAAGTTGGAGTTGCCCACCTGCAGCACCCGCAGGCACCCGGAAGGCAGTTCGAACTGTGCCGTGTAGGGACCGTTGACGGGAGCATCGGCGAGCGCCGGGAGATTGGCGCGCGTGATGGAGAACTTCCAGATGTTCTTGCGCAGCTCGGAATCGCGCTCGAGGTTCCAAACCGCGTTCAACGCCCGTGCGTTGGTGGTCTGGTCCGTGATGGCATTGATGGTATCCGCGCCCAGCAGGGTGAGCGCGGAATTGCAAATCTCGGTCTGAGAACTCACATCAGATCGGGATCTCGGCCCATGCGAAGCCGAACCACAATCCTGCAACGGAAGCCTGGGTCGGGGTCACGAAGCACGCATAGGCTCCGGGCGCCAGCACGATCGCACCTCCGATATCCACGGTCACTCCGGGGGAGTTGGTCGTAGCAGAGGCGGTATTGGTCAACGCGAGCGAGTACAGCGGCGCTACAGGGAGCGTCGCGGCGGTGTCGACTTTCGCCACAGCGTTGTTCGCCGTGGCCCCCACGAGGGCGGTCTGCACCGTTCCGGGCGTGGTGTGCGTGACATTGGCGGTGGCGCTCGAACCGGTGGCAATCAGATAGCCTTCCACCTGCGTTGCCTGGATCACCGACTGGGCGACGGAGGCCAGGACGATCGCGAGATTCTTGCCCGAGTTGAGCGGATTGGACAGGCACAGTCCGGTGTAGGTCGTGGCGAGGCCCACCGTGGTGGTGGCGACGGCCTGGCTCGCTGCCATGTAGCAGTTGCCGCGGGAGACCTGCTCGTAGTACCGGGGGCTCAGCTCGGAGACGATCATGTCACCGAGGCGTCCGGCGCGGTTCTGACTGGCGGCGACACCGTCTGCGTAAGAAACTGGGCCGACGAGATTGTTGGTGGGCATGGCAGTCCTACTGATTCGGGCGCGTGTCGCGGATGAGGGCTTCTTCGATAATGCGTAGCAGCGCCTGGATTTCGCCGCGCTTCAGAGCCCGTGTTGAACCTTTGTCTGTGATGGTGGTCGTGGTCTGATCGACCCGGAGCTCGATCCCGGCTGAGGTCGGCGCAGCCGTTCCGAGGGTCACCGTCTCCAGTGTCCCGCCGGGGGCGATCAGGTAGCTGATCGCGGCCACTTACACGACCTCGTAGAGGATGTGCGAGGACATCGCACCGGGTGTGCCGCCGGTGAAGGCCGACAAGGTGCACTCGCCCAAGGAGGCGGTGTTGCCCACGATGCTGATTTCCTCACCCGGTCGCGCGACCCAGCGCACGATGCCGCCGTAGGCGTTGAAGGAGAGGGTGAGCAGGTGACCCAAAGTGGCCGAGCGCTGGGGCTTTGTGGTCGCGCAGGCGTTGCCGACACGAGCCACGGTGCCGGGTGCGGTGTTGGAGCCGTCCAGCACGGCGGAGAAGCCACCGGTCGCCGTACCGGTTCCGACCGTGGAAGACCGGCCGAAGAGGATGACAGTCGGCGAGGACGAGGATGCGGCCTCACCGCCCAGGTAGATCTCGGACACGTTCAGCCGCATGGTGGAGTTGCCACCCTGCAGGTACGCGAGATACGTCGAGTCCACGAGGTTCGTGGTGTCGGCGGTCGCGGTGGGCGTGACCGAGTTGACCGAGTAGGAGTATCGAGCCATGTGTTACACCACGTAGGAGAGTTTCAGAGCCAAACTGCCGCCCGCAGATCCCGCGGTGACGGCCGTGACCGTGACGTCATAGATCGCATTCGGATCGGCGGTCAGTCCCAGCAGCTCCCAGACGCGCTTGCCGATATTCGCAGCCGAGGCCGAGCCGCTCGTGATGGCAGGGAAGTACAAGCTCGTCCAGGTGCTGCGTGCCGAGGCCATGGAAGTGCCCGCGGGGATGAAGATCACATCGGAGCTGGAGACCACGGTGCTCCCACCGTTGGTGAGCAACACCCCGCACTTGTAGGACGTGCCGGAGGTGTTCGCATCGTTCATCACCTCGATGTCGCTGATGCGCGCATTCGAGGGGATGCGGAAGAACCGGTAGGTGGAGTTGTTGGAGTCCGAAGCTCCCATCGTGCAGACATCCACCATCTCCTTGATGTTGGCGCCCGCAATAAACGAGTTGTTCAGGACAGCCGGAGTGGCCAGGTCGTTGGTGATCTGAGTCGAGTTGACGTTGACGACGCCCATGCATTACCCCTTATCGGCACCAGATTTGGACGACACGCTTCTCTTCGATGCGGGTCGCGCCAGCGGTCATGTACACGTAGGCCTGCCAGGGAAGGCCCTGCAGGTCCTTGCGCTGGGCCACATCGGTCGTGATGTCGTTCCACAGACCCAGGTGCATACCCTCTTTCTGCCAGAAGCCCACCTTGGTGGAGGTGCCGGACTGATCGTCGGTGCCGGTCGGCAGGCGCTCTGAGTGGATGAAATTCACGCCGAGGAAGCGTTGGATGCGACCTTCCTGGAGAACGGGCTGGCCGCCGTTGAAGTCGCTCGAGACCACCTGCACTTCGGCCAGGAGGTTGTCGAGCTGTGTCGCGCCTGCGACGCACCACACATCTGCGGGCTGATCATTGTCGGGAATCGCCTCGTTCGCGCGCAGGATGCGCAGCGCTTCACGAAGCTTCGCCACCGTGAGTCCGGTCGGGGCGGCGGCGCCCTGCTGGACCGAGACCACCTGCGTGGAGGGCAGAGAGATGCTGTTCTGACCGGTCTCGCCGGTCTTGGAGGTGCCGAACAACGCCGAGATGATGAGGTCATCCATCTGACGATTGGCGGCGAAATGCGCGTTCTGTACGAACTTCGACTTCGGATCGACCAGCAGGCGCAGCTTGTCGAAGCTGTCGAGCAACTGCGGCAGATCGAAGTCGGAGGGGTAGACCCACCGGCGATCGGTCGGCGCGTCCACGCGGCCCATCGGCTGATAGCGCGACGTGACCGACTGCATATTGATCGCGCCCACCTGCTCGACCGGGGAGCCGGCCTTGCCTTCGTAGCGCTGCTCGGTGCAGGCCTTGCGCAGACGCGAATCTTTCTGCTGGACGAGTTCGTTCAGGATCCGGGCGTATTCCTGAACGTAGAAAGTCGTGATGTTGACAGACACGCAGAGTCCTCCAAAAGTGGAATCACTTTCGAAGGGCGTGTCCGTGAGGGGCCGCTTCTAGCCTCTTTTCACCTCTGGGCTGCGAGGGGCGCTTTGCCAGTCAGCGGGGAGTGGGTCCCACCCGTGTCCGCCTTCGTGATGGGACCCTATGCAGAGCAGCGTCAGGAAATCAACTGCTGTACGCGATGGCGCCCAACTTCTCAACCCTCGCGGCATATTCGGTACGCCAGGCGTGATCGTTGATCTTGCCACTCATGCGGTCCGCCTGAATCTGACGGATCTGATCCATCGCCTGCTGCTTGGTGACGCCTGAGAATCCACCCTTGCCATCGGATCCGGCAAAGCCTGACTCTGAATTCATCGCACCGAGTCCGGCAAAGAACTTGGTCAGGTTCGCAGCACCCAGCACCGACTCGGCGCGCTCGAGAGCGGCCTTGTCGTCAAGCCCGAACTGCTTGGCGAATTCCCGGTAGCCCCGCTGGGCCAGCTCTCGCTTGGCGGGGAATTCTCCACCCCACTCCTTTTCCAGAGCACCCATCTGCTTCTGAGACTCGGCGCGCTCGGCGGCCTCACCGGCTTTCACCTGCTCTGAGATGTACTCGTTCCACTTTTCGGCGATCTTGTTGGCCGCTCGCGGTGGCACACCGGCCTCGTGGAACCATTGGGATGCGGTCTTGGAGAATCCCTCATCCGCGCCTTCCGGCATCGGGAGTTTGTAGCCATCGGCGGAATCAGGAACGCCCAGCTTGGCGGATAGCGCCTTCCAGCCTTCCGCGTCGTTCTCGTCCTTGGGGAGCATGACCGTGCGACCGGCCTTGTCGGCGCCCATCAGGCGCTCGAGGCTCCAATGCGACTTCAGCGCGCTTTCGGCGTCCGGGTATTTCTTGCTCCCGAGCCAGGTTTTGACTTCGGGATCTTTGACCGTATCCCACCAGCCCGAAGCTTGTTGATTGGCACCTGGAAGGGCTCCGCCGGTGGAAGCGCCGCCCACGCCGCCTTCATTTCCGCCTTGGTTGCCACTACTCAGTACCGCTGCTGCTGTTGTCATTGCCACTCCAATCGATCATTGCGTGAATTCGGTCAGCGACGGCCTTTTTGCCATCGCGGTAAATCGTGGTGAAGGGGTCCATCCGCCCTTCCCGGTCCATATGTATGGACTCATCGCCTCGTTTACAGAAGCGGTCGATGTCATCCAGAACCAGCTTCCCTACCGGGTTGTTGAATATGGTGGCGTACGCCTCATGCTTGAGGCGCGTTCGCTCCAGATGATCCAGACGCGCTCTTTCGTTCTCGTCTTGGCTTTCCACTCTCACCCCCTTCTTTCTGGTCGGCCTTGGTATCGGCTTGCATGGCTGAGGTCAGTTTGCTCAGGTGCTCATTCAGCTTCTGGAGCTCGGCGAGCATCTGATGGAACACCTCGTTGGGCTCCTGGCCCATATCGTGTATCTGCATCTGCAGATCGGAGTTTTTCCTATGCAGATCGACGATGTGTCGCATCACTTCCGGGTGAATGCCCTGTTCGCTTTCAGCCATGACTTAGTTCCAAGGTTTGGTGTGATAGGTGCCGATTTCGCGTGAATCGCGACGGAACATGACCGTATTGGATAGGTCGGACGCATCCTGATTGAAGGCGTTCACGCAGACCACATTGAAGTCGTACTCGGTGTCGATCGCAAGGCCTGTGATTACGGCAATCCGATCGAACAGCACCGTGGGTTGCGGAACCCCGTTGATGTAGATGCGATAGCCGTGTGCGCCCAAAGATGCCGTCCAGTGCAGTTCCAGCTGATCCATCCCGATGGCATAACCTTCCAGAGTGACCGCGGCAAAGGGGCCGGAGGGCGCCGGGACCGGCGGGATTCCACGGGTTGTCGGTCCTGACCACGGCCAGTCGATCGCAATCGGCTTGAACCGGGTCGGGTTCACCCACTCCTGTTGGGAGAAGGGTCGCAGGATCGGCGTGATCAGCAGAATGTGAGGGCTGTCGTAGCTCTCGGCCTGCGCCCACTTCGGACGCAACGGGATCGGCCAGTCATCCTGTTGGAAGGGCGCTGCAACGCCTGCCGGGATACCTCGCGTAGTGATACCCGTCCACCAGAAGTCCTGGTGATGCAGGCGTAGCTTGAGCGGGATCGGCCAGTCAACCTGATTGAATGGCGCAAGGGGCTGAATGCCTGTGCTGGAGAACGTGAAATCCTGCGGAGTGGCCCTGGCGCGCATCGGTGTGGGGAAGTCCACCGGGATATACGGCGCGATGACCGGGCCGGGCAGATACGACAGCGCTTCCATCTGCAGGAAATCGCGGTCCGCTCGTCGATAGACTTCCGGAAAGCTCGGTGGCTTGAAGGGCGCCACGGATGCGACCAGCGTCTTGAGAACCAGACTTTGCGTCTGCTCGATCTGGTGATAGGGCGGGCGAAAGTATTCGATGCGCGTCGGTGTGCGGAAAATATTGGGATCGCGCGCCTTGACCGGAATACCAAGTGCCTGCGCACTGTTCTGGATGTAGTCCTGAACCGGAGGCTTCGGCCAGAAACGATCGGGTTGGCTTAAGCTGTCACTGGTGAAGGGCTTGAGCTTCGGGAAGAAAGTCGTGGGCAGGTTGGGAACCGGATCGACCTGAAGATAGGGTCGCCGATACTGGTCCAGCTTGAACGGATGACGACGGATCGTGGCCATTATGGCAAGAGGATGCTACCCCGCTCCAATGCGTTCAGATGCTCGTCCACCTTCTGATCGAAGGTCCGGCAGACACCCGTTTGAGCTTTCTCTCGAGCGCAATTCTCACAGATGACTTTCTGACAGCCCCCGCAGATGGATCGTTTCTCCCGGCCTCCAAAAGCGGTCACGATGACCGTTACCCCTGCCTGACAGTGGCTGCAGGTGTAGATCGGACCTTCGTAGATCCCGCGCCTGGCGCCGGGTGGCAGGTCAGCGAGCAGCTCCTGTGGTAAGCCGGGAGAGTTGCGATGGTCAATCAGCAGTTCCCCTTCCAGATCCTGAAGGCGCTTCACAGACATATCTGCCCCATCAGTGTGTCGGCCGGTCCGCCGCCTGCTTCCTTGAGTGCAAAGGTGAGCACGGCCGCATTGGTACCCGATGAGGTCGTGAAGTTCGGCCCATAGGTTCCCGTGGAGGTAACGCGCTGGTACATCACCCCGACCGTGTCCACGTTTGACCCGTTTGTGAATGAGCTGGTAGAGGCTAACAAGAATCCTGCCCCAGGCGTATAGGTCGTCGGGTTAGCAGCCGAATTGCTCGCGCCGATTCCGATGATGAGGTCCGTGGCATTGGTCGTCGTGATCGTCTGATCAAACGGCGAGGAAGCATCGAGATTGGAGACCAGTGTACCGTCTTGAACACTGGAGGTCGCAGCGCCCGTGATTTCAAAGAAACAAACAGCGGCCGTGTCCCCTAGCGCCTTGGAGATCGTTGGTTTGTGACCTGTCCCGCCTGCTCCTGTTCCGCCTCCTGCTGAGGCCCCAAGATAGACATAAGTTGTCGTGCTGCCGTTAGCCTGTGATCCGAGCAAGCTCCAGGTATTGCTGTAATTGTCGGTGATCGTATTGGCGGATGGGCTGTACGCCCGGATGACCACAATGAAATAGCTGCCAGTGGCGGAGGTGTTGAGGCTATTTGTCGTGGCTAAAGGAATACCACTACCGAACGTGTCCTCTTCAGAAAATCCTTGGGCAATGGCGATCGTCATATTCCCCTTCCAGTCGGACGGGCCGAAGCGCCGACATTGATGTAAACCTTGCTGTACTTCTCAATGGTTCCAGGAGTGGGGGCATAGCCGCCGATGTCGATACGGTTGAATCCCTGTCCTCCGGTACGACAGTTATAGACACTCACTGCCCAGAAGATGAGCGCTCCATTCAACCAGCAGGCCATCTCACCGTTGGGTGTTCCGTCCGTGTTATGGACTATCCACCATTCGAGGGTATTGACTGTGCCGTTGATAGCTTCGTTACCCCCGACATGATTGTTGATCGTGGGGTGCGGAGTGCGAGAGTACGATGAGCCTCCCGTGAGAGTCGGAGCTTGGTTCAGGAAGAACTGGGTATTGATATCCCCACCGGAAACGGAATCCGAATACGACAGCCCCATGACGGTACCGGTGTATCCACCCGCGTTGCAGCCCATCGTGAAGTTGGAGTAATTCGTCGGATAGCCGTTACCGAAGAGCTTCAGTTCCTTTGAGTTCTGAGTCTGCGTACGGATCAGGTCGTACTTGACGTAAACGCCGCCCTTACTCGCGATCTGATCGATCCCGGTCCAGCGGAATCCCGCGGTTCCTCCTGCCGCCCAGTTGAGTACGCCCACGCCGTTGGCCGCATCCCAAGTTCCGGAATTGCCACCCGCATCATCCGCAAACGCGAGACCCGTATTGGGATCGGAGACGAGTCCACCGTTGGTCGTGCCGGGGATCAGAGAGACGAGCGAGAAGCTCGAGTAGGGAAGAACGAATATCCGTCCGTCCCCATCAGGAATCGTGAAAGTCGAGACCAGCGCACCGTTATTGATGAGCGGCTGCTGTGAACCGATGATCGCCTGATACTGCCGCGGGAGCGTGATGGTCTGCGGACCGTTGCCGCGCGGATTGACTACCGCGATGCCATTGGTGAACTGACGCATCCACACGCCCATCGTCCCCACGTTCCAATTGGGTGATGTGGGGCGGGTGGTGAGCGGTGTGCCTAAGTAGCCGCGCCTGACGTTGACCTGTCCTAACGAGTCATCGCCATACTCGTCGTACCAGCGCACCTTGGACCAGTCATAGTTTGAAATGCCTGGCGCGAAATAGCCATCATCCAGCAGCGTTGTGCACAGTCCGTAACGCATCAACTGGTATTCGAGCGCACTGCCGGACGTCACAGTGGTCAGCGTCGTGCCTGCTCCTACAGGCCACGACGCCGTTAGTAGGCCGTCAGTCGAGGGCAGCTTGGTCCCGAGACCAACCAGTTTCGGCGCCAGACAGAAGTCCATTCCCTGATAATAGTTGGCGAGCAAGTTCGGCCATCCCGAAGCATAGGTCGTGTTGCCGGTGTTTGTATTGCCGATCTGAAAGCATTCCCAGGAGGATCCGCCCGCCCCCAGCGTGTTCTCGAGTAAGCCACCGTGAAGAGTATTCTCCAGACCTGCGGTCAATGTGCGCGTACCGAATTGATACTTGTTGGCGTACTGACCGAAGTTTCCGAAGTTGTAATAGGTTCGCCCGGGATTGACGAGCGCGAGCATCGTCTGCATCTGGTCGAACATGTTGTGATTGCCGCGAGCGATGAGTGACTGCGGCGTATCCAGACCCGGAAATCCTCCGCCTTGTTGTGAGCCCGGAGAAAGCGTGAGCCCGTCGAGTGATGAGTCCGGAACGGTACCGGCGCCATCCAGGGCCGCAAAGCATTGGTCAAGGAAGATGCCCGCTGCGGAAGGCGCGCCCATCTGCGGATTGAACGAGAACCGAGAATCCCCGGTGTAGCCGCGCATGAGCAGCTTGATGCTGGCGTAGTTGCCGAACGAGCGAGCAGGACCTTGTACCCCTGTCGGGCTCCCACTGGATGTCGTGCCGTAGTTTGTACCGCAGATGGATGCGCCGACACCCGCAGAGCCCACCGCACCGGGCCAGGCGGCTGAATAGTTGATGAAGGACTGTCCGCCGCCTGCGGGCGTCTTCGTCCCGACTCCGCCGGCCGACTCGTACAGATACCAGTTGTTGGCATCGACCAAGGTTTGCCACTGGGCGTAAGGATTGCCCGAGATCGTGGCGCACATCATCTCGTAGAAGAACACCCTGGTCAGACGTGTGGCGCTCTTGGTCACCGTGTAGGTGGTGTTCTTGAGCAGTGCCTGTGTCAGGTTCTCGCGATCCCTCGCACCGGAGGTGTCCCAGCCTTCGAACACCCCTGTGATAATGGCGATGTCGTAGGCGCCGATTGTCTGGATCGCCGTATTCGCCGCCGATCCTGCGGCCGCCGTCGTCCAGGCGGGATAGCCAGTACTGGCATTGCTGCCATAGCTTTGGTCGCCAGCCACCGCTACCAACATGACGCGCGGGAAGCTCAAGACTGCCGAAGCTGAACTGACCGTGAGCGAGAAAGGTGCGGACGCAGTAGAGCCGACACTATCCTGCACCTGGATCACCAGGCTTTCAGTCTCGGCGGTGGTCGGTGTTCCTGTCCCCAATCCGCCCGAGGTCATGGAGAACCAGTTGCCCGTGTTGGGCGTATCGGACAGAACGGTCCAGCTGTAGGGCGGGATTCCCCCAGTAGCCGCCATACTGACGCTGTAGGCCGTGCCGACCGTAGCGCTGGGCAAGGGATTGGAGTTCGTGATGGATAGCGGAGTGCCGGTCACGGTCAGCGTGAAGAACCGACTCGCCTTGGTGCCCTGGGAGTCGATCACTTGGACCAGCACCACTTCCGTTTCCGGAGTGCCGGGTGTCCCGCTGAATACGCCCGCAGCGGATAGGCTGAGCCAGTTCCCGGTATCCGGAACGATCGAGAGTGTCGACCAGATGTAGGGGGCCTGCCCGCCGGTGGCGCTCAGTGAGGCGCTATAAGCGTTGCCGATTGATCCCGTAGGGATCGAGGCCGTTGTAATCCGCAGAGGCGGCAGGGTCGCATCTGGTAACGCTACCCACTTGTTGTGGAGGAGCGTGACCACTACTTGGCTCGGCGGAGGCGGATGTACTTACCCATCGTGGGCTCGTCGTCGTCCGCTCCTTCGGATTCCTCGATCGTCTCGGCGCTATTTAGCGCGCAGCAGGCTTTCTCATCGGTCGTGAAGTATCCGTTACCGCACCAACCCTCACGGCCCAGGCTGTCCTTCCATTTACCCTCGCGATACCACCCGCAGCGTTCGCAGCCAAAGCCCTCGCCGTTCTTGGCAGTCCCGAAGAGAGCCGCGGCCTTCGTGGTCCGCTTCAGGCGCGTTTCGGGGTCGCCCGCGCATTGGAGCTCGTAGTGTCGGCAGCTGCTGGCTTTCGGGTCGATGTCATCGGCATCCACATCCTCGATGAGTAAGCAGTCGCCCTTCTCCAGCTGATTGCATGTCCCGCAGACGTAGTTGCCGTCATGGTCGTAGTTGTGTGGACTGCCGAACCCCCAGAGGTCTGCGAAGTTGAACTGATTCGCGTACCGCATCCGGTTGTGATTCATGGTCACTTCCAGCTGGGGTGAGTTCTTCTCCGGCTGGATGTAGGCGTCGTCCTCGTCCCGGGGCCAATTGACGATCTCACGCTCCACCGGTGCCTCCGGCTTGCGGGTTCATGGCCTGGTGGGCCTTGGCGAGATTGAGCACGGCTTGAGAGGCGCCGGGCGCGGCCTGCGCGATCTGCTGGGTCTGGGCCTGCTCCTGCTGCTGCTGGCGCTTCGCGGCCAGTTGCTCCGGATCCAGGATCAGCTTGCCGGGGAAGCCTGAGGCTTCTAGAAACTCCTTGCCGGTCTGATCCACGTCGATCAGGTCCAGCATCCCGGGAAGAATGCTCGCCATGGAGCCGATACCCTGGACGCTCGTCATGATCGTCTGGGCTTCCTCGGCGCGCATGAGCTTGGACAGCGGCGAGGTGTACTCGATCTTCAGGCCCTGCTCGGACTTCACCAGCTGATCCGGCGGTGGCGGCAACATCCGGGCACGGGAGAGGATGTCAATTTCCCGCACGATCTGGGGTCCTAGGAACTCGGACTGCTGCCGTCCCATGGCGGGAGCGATCAACATGCCCTTCTCCTGGGCACGGATGAGCGCTTCGGTGGCGGTCATCTGCGGGTTCTGCACCAGGATCTGGAACAGCGTGACAAGGAACGCATCGTTGATGGACTGGGCTTCCAGGTCCATCAGCTCCTTGCCAATCTCGAAGTTGCTCTTGATTTCCAGCGGGACAACCAGCGGGGTGCCATCGCCGCTCAACATTCCGTAGTTGAGGGCACCGGCCCGGAGGTTGAACGGCGTGAGTGCGCCTTCATCGGCGAGCAAGAGCGGTGGGTCTACCGCCTTCTGCCCGGCGCGTAGCGCGGTCTTCTTCTGCTCGTTGAGGGTGCGGATCGCAGGGAGGGCTACCGCCGCGGGAGAGCGACCGTAATGCTCTCGAGGGGCCATGCGATAACGGCCCACGGCATAAGGGAATGTCCGGTAGCCTCCCTGCTTGAGAACGCTCTTCTCATCGGGCCAGATGTACCACGAGCTGTACGCCATGCCCTTGGGCCCAATCGCTCCTGCAACACGCTCCTCGTTCGGTCGCACGACGTGCAGGATCTGGAACTCGTGAAAGGGCTTCTCGTCCAGTGCTTCCTTGATCTTGTCCGGTAGCTTCCAGCCATCGGATTTCGCCATCTGCGCGCACTGGTGAGCCGTGAAGGGGAACTTGCGGTAGATCTGATCCACCATCCCGGCCGCATCGAGTGACCAGACGACCTCGTTCAGCGGGATAGAGCGGTAGATGAGGTTCTTGCCCATCGCCTCATCGATGAGCATCGCGGCATTGCCGAACGCCCCGAGCTGCATGTAGCACTCGTCGATCTGGCTCGCGTAATTGGCTCTTGGGCGGTAGCGGGCGGCGAAGAGGATCTTGCGGACCTGCCCGCAGTAGTCCTGCACTTCCTCATCGTCCTTGAGCGCCTCATCAGCCGGCACGATGTCGTGCCACATCTGGGTGCGGGGAGTGAGCATCTGCTCCATGGCGGCGGCAAAGCGCTCATTCGCGGTAATGCCGGTGGAGTCGAAGATCCGCGTGGTGCGGATGATGCCTTCGGAGAAGTACCCGATGAAGTTGTCCCAAGCGGGCATCACATACTGGGCGATGGTGTTCCACAGCATGCGAAAGTTGGCTTGGTCGCTGTGGAGCTTTTCCCAGTGACCGATCAGCGTGCGGACGTCATCGCTCATTGACGCAGCCTCGGTAAGGCAGCGTCAGGAAATCAACTACGCCATGTCTTTGGGATCAGTATCCAGCCCACGCGCGTAGTGCATCTGCTTCTGCATCCTGCACAGGCGGAAGTATCGTCGGGTGCGCAGGATGCGCTGGGTGAGGTCTTCGGGATGGGCGTTGACCCATTCCCGTGTCGGCTCGTCGGCCGGGTGAGACGGGACGACTTTATCGGGTGGGTTGAGGGGGAAGTCGGTCACTGAGGAAACTTACTCGCGCAATACTCCTCAGCGCTCTTGTAGACACCTACCCAGGCTGATTCGTAATTGCGGTATCGCCACTCGCAATCGAAGAGCGCTTGCCGCCGCTGAAGCTCCATGTGTCTTTCTGCCATGCCAATGAAGGCAAAGGTGGCGAGGATCGCTACGATGACCAGAGCCCATAATCCCTTGTTCATCCCTACATCGTAGCGTCACGCCAGCTTCTTGGATAGAAACTCAATCAGATACTGTAATGACTGGTGATCCAGGCACATGCTTGCGAAACCGCCATACTCTAAGTCCAGGATATCGATGCAAAGCCCATAAGGAGCATGTTTTACGATCATCCGAGTCAAGGCAAACTCGAATACCGCCTCGTCGGGAGATAGGGATTTCAGATAGTTGGCCATGCCTCTCACATCGTAGCGTACTCAGGCCGTGGGTACGACCGGCGCGCCACATCCCGCGCCCCCTGCGCATAGCACCTCATCGCATCCGCCGCGTGACTCGTCCAGTCGTGCAAGGGCTTCTGGCTGAAGCACTTCAGCTTGTCGTCCCAGGTTCGCTGGTACTGTCGTAATGCCCCAAGGCCACGAGCGCACCGGTCACGGTCAATTCGGCATCTAGGTAGCAGGACCCTAACTGCGTTAATACCATCATCCACTGATGCGCGTTTCTGTACCCGGATGGGTCGTACTCCCAGAGACTTGAGCGTATCGACGCGGCTACTGGCGTTATTCCCCCACTCACGATCATCGGCATCATGCGGAAGATAATGCCCCTCGTAGTTGTAATCCCGTTCCTTGAGGATTCGAGCATAGTGATCGGCGCCCACTCCGCTGTTCTCGTAGTAGTCGATGATGTGGACCTCGAGGCCTATCTCCTGGATGAACCAGATGGCCGTCGAGTCGCCCACGCCTAGGTCCCATGCCGTGTAAACCGGATAGCGGGGGTCGTGCGGAACCTCGGTGATCCGTCCGGCCTCTTCCATCCTCGCGATGATCTTGCCGTAGTAGCTGCCGGGGATTGCGGCATCGAAGGAGCAGAAGTACTCCTGCTGGATGAGGTTGTCGGCTTCTTCATCACCACGCTCAGCGGCAAGCTCCCGTCGTATGCGCTCCAGCTGCTGGGCCGAGATAAGGCCTGTATCGCGTACGGTGAGGGTCTGCGAGAACCATCCCGGCGCCGTGCGTCCGAGCTCCACGAGTCCATGGAAGTGATTGCGGCCGCGGGGCGTGGAATTGAAGATCGCCCACCCGCCGTTCTCCTCCAGGATCGGCCGGAGGAAGGACCAGCTGTTGGGATCGGACAGTGCGTATTCGCTGTAAACGATTCCCCGTGGAGGCGAGCCCACCAGTGCATTCCAGTTGTCCGAGCCCACCACCTGCCAGGTCGCACCGCCCTTGAAGCGGATGAGCATGTCCTGCTCGCGGGTGGTCTCGCGGATCTCAGGCGGGAAGGCCCAGTCGATGCGTCTACGCCCAGTATGGGGATCCACGGCATCCCAGACTGCCTTACGGGCTTGGTTAGCCTGGGGAAGCATGTACCAGTAGTTGCCGGGGATCTGGATGGCGTCCTGTGCGGTCCAGTGCAATCCGACATCATCCTTGCCTGACCTGCGATGCCAGCACGCGACAGCACGTCTACACCCCTGTTCCAGAGCGGTCCACAACGGGAGCTGGTAAGGCCTTGGCTGCCACAGGTTGGGTAGGGTGACTTCCATCGGAGAATCTCAGTACCCGAACCTGTAGCGGCTCGTTGTTCTTGTTGCCGAGGTCGATATTCGCCAGTCGCGGATGAACGTACGGCGCAGCCGAATTCGCCGCACTGAGACGCACCTGCAGAGGCTGCTCTGGATCGCGCAGGAGGCTGAGGAAGAAATCCAGGGGAGTAAGACCACTCGCGGCGATGGCAGCCTCCTTGGCTGCGGTAGCCTTGTTCGGAACGCCCTTGCGTGAGCCTCCACCGGTTTTTTTACCCTTGGCCATCGCAATTGAGTCTCACTGTGCCATCTTTCATCGCCCCTTCCCCAGCACCTGCCGTGCAACCTTGACCGTCTTGCTCTCCTCCTTGACCTCCGGTGGCGGGTGGCCGAGCTCCTGGAGCACGAGGTCCGCGATGCGTGCCCCGGTCTTGACGCCTTCAGTCCCCGTGAGCTTCGAGTGCGCCTCGGGCTCGCTCTCGGGCAGGGACGAGACGTAGATCCGCAGTCGGTTGACGTACTGCAGGATGTGCAGACGGGTCAGGTGGACGTTCCAGTCACGCATTCAGCACCCACAGGATTTGCACGCAGAGCAGTTTCGCCTGAGCCATTGGGGCATCCAACAGATCAGGCGACAGTAAAAGCCGATGGAGCACTCGGGGGCAGAAGGATCATGAAGCTCGACTCTGGAGATTCGCTCGACGTGCCCACGGCATTGACCGCTCTGCCGGCGATATACCACTGACCCGACGTATTCGGCTTGTTCGTCAAACTTGCGAAGGTGCCCGTGTAGCTGTTTTTCGAAGCATCGAACGTGAGGCTCGAGACGGTCACTTCGTTGTGCACTGTGTATTGGCCTGAAGCCGTACCCATGTCCACGAAGAAGTTCGTCACGTTCTCGGGGGTGACATTGAGGTCAACGATCGTGAACGTGGTCGGATTGGTCACAAGGGACATGGGATCTCCTAGACGGGTTGAATTTCGATTCGGGTCAAAGGGGCGCCACGCGATTGCGTGACGGTCAGCTTGATGTGGTCCGGGGAGTCGTTCACCAGGATGGCGGCATGGCGGAGTGCATCGATCACTGGCTTGACGGAGCCGACGAGGTTGTCGGGGTCGAGCTCTCCGCGAGAGCGGCGGTTGATGGTCACCTGGGCGCGCGGGTACGGAGGGTCTTGATGGCGAGCCTGCAGGATGGCCATTCCCACTTCCTCGTTCCAGAGCTTCGACTCCCGCCAGCGCACGCGCCAATGCTTGCCGCGCAAGTAGTTTGGGCTCGAGGGTACGCGGGGAATTTCGAGGATCATTGGCTAAGCAGGCTGTTATGTTGCGCGTTGATGACTCCACCACCTAACAACCTACTTGCAACATGCATGCATTGAGCGTCCGCGACGCACCACTTCGGCCCGTGAGTATCGTATAAGTTCTTGGCCTGTTGTTTACACCAAGCGACCCTTTCCTCGTAAAAAACAGATCCAGGCTCTTCCTCGACATCCACTCGGGCCAAGTAGGAGTCCAACAGATGCCAGGCGTGTACCGGTTCCATTTCCTCCAGGCGCAAACTCAGACTTCGTTGCCGTAGATCGAAATTCTTAGCATCCTCGCGATTGGGCGCTTCCCTGCGGGGTGAGTTGCGCAACGCCACCGGCTTTGGAAACTTCGTCTCCCCTGTGGCATTGAGCAGGATACGCTCGACATGCGCCTGAATCTCATCGAGATTCACATCACGCAGCGATCGCCAGTAGGCCTCACCCAGCGCATCCGTATACGTTTTGCCGAGCGTTGCGCAGAGTTGTTTCAACTCGCCCTTGAACGCATCGAACTCTTCGAGTCTCATGCCGTAGGCCTCCAGCCGGTATCCTCAGGATTTGTTTTGCGAGGAACCGGCAAGGGAAATGGATCGCGAAACTTGCACTCCGGTAGTGTGAAAAACTTCTTGGGCGATTCGACGTATTGGGTGCCAGTGCTGCCCTTGGCCTCACACTGAGCCGCATAGCGCTGACACCCCGCAACAAGTTCGTCCCACGTATGGCCTTCGTCGATCCGCCTCCGAGCCTCCCGTTCCGCGACTAGCCAATCACTGAGGGCGTAGATGCCCTTCGGGTAGACGCTCTTCAGCCGCTCGACCTGTTCGCCATCCTCCGCGCGCGCAAGAAGTACATTCCCTTCCTTTCCATTCCCTTCCCTTCCAGAGAAGAGACCGCAACTTACCGGTGAACTTCCGCTACTAGTCGGTGAGGACTCGGTGAGGACTCGGTGAGTCTTCAAACTATCCTCGTAGAGAGGTACCCTAGGTTTCGCCGGTTTCTCGACTTTTTGGTGAGTTCTGAAACCCTTGATATGCAAGTACTTCTTCCCTTGAGCTTCATACTCGATCAACAACCCGACCTTGAGCAGCTCCTGGACGAGCGGCTCACAGTCGATGTTGTCGTAGGGGAACGCTTGCGCCTTGAGTTGCTTGGCCGAACGGTCAAGCCCTCCATGGTCGTCTGCGAAGTTCCATGTGGCGATGAAGAGTAGGCGAGCACTCACCGAGCACTCCCCTACTCTTTCGTCCGTCCACAACTCCGGTTTTACGGTGCGAATTCTGGCCATCAGGGCAGCAACTTCTCCGCGATGAGAATCACTCCAGACCAGAATCCGGCGGACACAATCAAGAGCAGGCAAAGCCCGACCAATGGATAGGTGGGCTCGTCACGCAACTGCATAGGGGTAACCTCCACCCGCAGCGCAACAAGGCCTGAACCTTGCTGCGGCCCTGCGGGAGTGCGCGCTCCATGCGTTAACATAGGTTAAAAAAGGGGGCGCGTTTCGAACTGCAAACAAACAGTCGCGCATACTGTTGGATCGACGCAGATATCTCACAAGAAAACTGAAGTTTTCAAAGGAGCATCTAAATCGACTCTTTTGCGTTGCGACGTTTGTCCGAGAGGCGTACGGTGATCGCCCTGAACGCTGCGGAAGAACAGCGGTATATTGAGAGGGGCCGTCGCTATGCATGGCTTGCACCTTCGACGGCAGAAACCTGCCGGACCGTCGCCCGTGGTTTATTCAGCTTGTCGAGCCGATCCCGGGTCAGTCGGTGCCCTTTGCGTGATGCTGCGGCGATCACTGCGTCGAAGGCTTCCGGGGGAATCCGCTTGCGCTGCGACCATTTGGCGAGGCGCTGCCACGGAACACCCACGTCGCGCGCCATCGCGGGCTGCGTTTTCCAGAGACCAAAGACCTGATCGATCGACGTTAAGTTACAACGGGCTGGCATTTCACGATTTAATCATGGACGATAAATCCATGCAATCGTGGAGTACAATGGAACTGACCTTAGCGACGACGCCGGGGACAATCTTCGGCATGGATAAGCCGATCGGTCGTCCCAAGAAACTCACCCCCACGGCCTACGAGGAATCGTTCAGGCGCCGCGTGAGGGCCGCTCGAGCTCTATACACCGACGAACCCAAGGTCATGGCCAGAGCCCTTGGAATACGTGAAGACACGTATTACCGCTACGAGACACGCACTATGCTGCCTCATTATCTGATGCCGCGGTTCTGTGAGCTGACGGGTGTCACCGCTGACTACCTTATCAACGGTCCGCGCCCAGGCCACCCTTCTCATACAGGGATCTCAGTTCAGGAATAGCCGGTAGGCCGGTGGAATGTGACTTCTGTCACATTTTTTTCGCCTATTTCATGGACGATTAATCCTTGACTTTGTGGACGAACTGTCCATAGAATCTCTCCATCGCACACGGCCCTAGCGCCGATGGAGAGCCAGATGTTCTTCACCGCAACCGACCTTCTGTACGTCGCTGGCTTCTGCCTGATGGCAGGGGCGTCGCTGGGAATCCTCTCCCTGCACTTCTACGAGTGGCTCACGGAGAAGGCGTCGTGAGAGCCGTACTTCCACTCATCACG